AAGTATGCGTGAAATATGTTACAGAGCCAGGATGCCTAATCAAGAGATATTCTATCTTACTACAAGCTATCGTGCCGCCAAAATGATACTGTGGAAGCCACTCAAACGTAGACTGTTGGACTTGCGTTGGGCCGCAAAGATCAATGAATCAGAACTTAGTATAACACTCAAGAATGGATCAACCATAAGTTTAAAAGGCACAGAGGATCCAGACAAGCTACGTGGTACAAGTCTGTCATACGTTGTTATAGATGAAGCCGCAGAATGTAAACTAGATGAACTGTGGGGAGAAGTAATACGTCCAGCACTTGCAGATCAACAGGGAGGCGCACTGTTTATTGGCACACCCAAAGGCAAGAACAATACATTCTATGACCTATATGTACAAGCACAAGAACTAGAAGGTTGGAGTGCATTCCAATACCGTACCATTGATGGAGGCTTTGTTACTGAAGAAGAAATAGAATCAGCCAAAAAAGATATGAGTGAAAGACAGTTCCGCCAAGAGTTCCTAGCTACATTTGAAACAGCTAATAACCAAGTAGCTTATGCTTTTAACAGAGACGTAAATATAATTGAAGACATAGACTTCCCAACTGATGTATTACACATAGGTATGGACTTTAACGTTAATCCTAGTGTGTGTAGCATAATGGTACGCAAAGCTGACCAAATGTATGCAATTGATGAAATACTAATGTACTCTAGTAACACAAATGAAATGGCTGATGAAATAAAAAACAGATATCCAAGATCAAAAGTGTTTGTTTATCCTGACCCTAGTGGTAGTCAACGTAAAACATCAGCAAATGGACAAACAGATCACACAATACTTCAAAATGCAGGCTTCATTATCAAGGCACCACGCAAACACGACCCAGTCAAGGATAGAATTAACGCCGCTAACGCTCGTTTACAAAGCGCAGACGCCGTTTCCCACGCCTTTATTGCAAAATCGTGTAAATACACTATAGAGAGTTTGGAAAAACACAGTTTTAAACAAGGTACAATGATACCAGACAAAGAAACAGGTTACGATCATATGTTTGATGCGTGGAGTTATTGTCTTGCGTATTTGTTCCCTCTTAGAAGGGCTGTACAAACGCAGGCTCCACAACGTTGGACTGTACGATAACAAAGGAAAAATAAATGGACGCATCACAACTGATAAACGCAGACGCCGCTGGAGTAATGGCAGGCAATGACATTTACAATACATATCAAGACCAATGGAAATACCTATATGAAAGTTATATAGGTGGAGAAGAATATCGTAACGCAGGGCATTTGTTTCGTTACCAATTAGAGACACAAGGCGAATATAGTGCAAGGCTAGAAACAACTCCTTTAGAAAATCACTGTCGTTCAGTTATTAGTGTGTACACAAGTTTCTTGTTTAGAGAGCAACCAACAAGAGAACTAGGAAGTTTAGAAAACTCTCCAGGCATTGAAGACTTTCTAAGAGATGCAGACCACGACGGACGTTCACTAACACAGTTTATGAAAGAAGCAAGCATATGGAGTTCAGTGTTTGGACACAGTTGGATTATGTGTGTGAAGCCAGACGTAGGTGCAATCAGTGTAGCAGATGAAATGGATGCAGAAGTGCGTCCATATCTTACGATGCTTACACCACTTGTAGTAACAGATTGGAATTGGTATAGAAAACCTAACGGAAAATATGTGTTAGATTATTTCAAATATGTAGAAGATGTAAATGGCAATGTCAGAACAATCAAAGAATGGTCTCCAGAATTTATTAGAACATACACAGTAGATATGGACCAAGAAGTAATACTTGAAAGCTATGAAGAAGTTAATCCATTAGGTTGGATCCCTGCTATTTGTGCATACAACGCAAGAAGCACAGTTAGAGGCCTAGGCATATCAGACATTGCAGATATTGCTGACGCACAAAAAATGATTTACAATTGCACAAGTGAAGCTGTTGAGTCAATCAAACTTGACACGCACCCAAGCCTAGTAGCAACACCAGAAACTAATGTAGGCACAGGCGCTGGCGCACTTATTCATATGCCAGACAATATGGATCCTGGCCTAAAGCCTTATGCACTTGAGTTTTCAGGAGCATCAATTGATTCAATATACAAATCAATCAACCACACAATTGAAGCCATAGATAAAATGGCAAACACTGGTGCTGTAAGAGCAACAGAAGCAAAAACAATGAGTGGTGTTGCAATGGAAACAGAATTCCAATTGTTAAACGCCAAACTAAGTGAAAAAGCAGATCAAATGGAATTAGCTGAAGAACAAATTTGGAAGTACTATGCCTACTACCAAAACGCAGTTTGGAATGGTCTAATTGATTATCCTGGCAGCTTTAATATTAGAGACAATGGTCAGGAAATACAACAGTTGCGTACAGCAAAAGAAACAGCAACAGATCCAAGAGTACTAAAAGAAATTGACAAACGTATTTTAGAATGGATGGACGTAGAAGATGTTGACATTGATCAGATGGAACATCCAGTAACAACTGAAGTCAACAGACAAGACCATATCAATGCTATGATTATGGAAGGATACACTGATGAACAAATTCTTCAGATGCATTCAGAAATAAGTCAAGCTGACATTGACAGTGCAAAGACAGCACTATTAACATAAGAGAGGGCACACTATGGCTATGAAGAAGAAACCAAAAAAGAAAAAAGGATCAAGAGGCGGACGTAGGGGCTAATGGCCACTTACCGCGGTTCTAAATGTAAAGGTGCGTGTGATGGACACCGTGCAGGAGCACGTTATGCACGTAATGGTGGCAGGAATCTTACACGAAGCTCTAGTAGTTTCAACAAAGGTATGCGTATCACACAAGCAAACCTAAAGAAGCGTGGCACACGCACTAGAATGAGTATAACACGCAAAAGTAAATGATGGACTGGTGTGAATATTTTTACACCATAAAACGTGTGTGTCCTTGGAGCTGGGCTAGTTGGCAAAAAGGACTTATAGAAATAGACTCTTGGCAGGGCCATCCTAAGCAATTGGGCAATCTGGATGCAAGAGTCTATACAGCACCTAAGCGTAAGTATAGAATCCTTAAAAAGATTGCTAAACGTATGAATGACAAATTTCCAAATGAGGAATGGCTATGGAGTCACCCTGATTTTGGCAACAACAGCACTGAAGTACCTGTTCTAATACAGCAGGACCGTGCTAAACTTGAACAAGCGAGGCGTAACAGCCCGTTTTGACATACAATTTGTATGTAATACATAAATACTGTTACAAAATAAACTCTAAAGGGAGGCGAGGTTAACAATGGACCATAATACAGAAACATTGGTGAACGATAAAGCAACTGATGCTACAAACGACCAAATTGAAAATCAGGCAGCAACTAAAACCTATACACAGGACGAAGTAGACAATATGATGGGCCGTATGCGCGGATCATTAGAGCGTAAACTTCTTAAACCTTACGAAGATTTAGGTGATCCACAAGAATTGCGTAATTTGCGTGAAGCGGAAGCACAACGCAAGCAAGAGGAAGCACTTAAAAGAGGTGAGTTTGAAAAAACCCTGCAGGAATTAGCAGCTAAAAAGGATGCGGAAATCCATAAGAGAGACAGCTTAATCAAAGAGTACAAGGTGAATAACCCACTACTTGATTCAGCGGCGAAACACAAAAGTATTAATCCTACACAGGTTAGACAGTTACTGTCAGATCGTGTTAGATTAAACGAAACAGGTGATGAAGTAGAAGTGTTAGATGACAACGGAAATGTGCGATATGACGACTCAGGCAGTTTGCTAAAGGTTGACACATTGGTACAAGAATTTCTTGATTCAAACCCACACTTTAAAGTTGCTGGCGCAGCCACAACTAATTCTAAAACAAATGTTTCAAGTGGGACACCGTCTAAGTTTAATCTTGCGGACTTGGATTTACATAATCCTGAACATCGTAAACTATATAAAGAAGCTAAATCAAAAGGATTGCTTCCTTATTAAATTAATAACGCCAACTTTTAGGAGAAAATAAATTATGGCTAATGAATATCTATCAGGCTTTAGCTTAGAGGGCTTAGTTGTCCCTACTAAAGCAGCAACTATCTATACAGCACAAGAACAGTCTTTGTTTTTAGGTGGTTCAATCATCCCAATGGTAAATGTACCAGCAGGATCACAATCAGCACAAGTACCAGTACTTGGCGAAGTTACAGCATCAACTATCTCAGATGATACTGGAAACGCTGACTTAGCAGCTCAAGTTATTGCTGACACAACAGCAACTATCGCAGTAAACGTATATGCAGCTCGTTCTGTAGTACGTGACTTAGGTGGCATTGATCCAAACGAATTGGGTCGTGTACTTGGTAACTCAGTTGCAAAAGCATTTGACACAGCAGTGTTAACAGCTATGGCAGCTAACTTAACAGAGTCTACTTCAGACGCTGTACCAATGACAGGCGATTCAATCTTTGACGCTGTTGCACAAATACGTGGAGCAGGTGAAATGGGTCAATTGTTTGGTATACTTTCAGTTACTGAAGCAACTAACTTGATGAAAAACTTATTTGCTAACGGCAACTTTAGCGGTGGTGACTTCCAAACAGAAGCACTTCGTAACGGTTACGTAGGTACATATGCGGGCGTACAAATGTTTATGTCAGCTCTAGTTCCAGCAGCACACTCAGGATTTATCTTTGGTGTTGACAGTTGCAGAATTGCAATGCAGAAAAATGCTGACATTGAAGTTCAGCGTAGAGCAGCCGCAGTTGGTAACGACGTTGTAGCAAGCATTCACGCAGGCGTGGGTGTTGTTGACGCTACTCGTGGTATCCAGTTAATTAACGTAGCTTAAGGAGTACAGTAGATGGCTTTTATTATTGATAGTGGAACAGCAATTAGCTTTGCTGAATATGATGATGTCTATAACAGAGATCAGCGTTTATTTGAAAATAATGAGGGCTTAACTGACGATATTGTTGAAGATATTCTAATTAGGGCGACTGAACGGATCCTTACAAAATTACGTGCCAGTGACTGGTGGAAGAGTTATTACAGAAATCGTAGTAACACATCCATCAGCACTGTT